CTAAAGATATAGGATTAGGTTTTAATTATAGTAAAGAGAAAAGACCTTGGGGCGGGTCAGGCTATGACTGGAATCTACAATTAAGTAAACCAGTAAAAATGGATTTCTGGAGGAAATAATGGCACCACGAAGTAAATCAGAAGAATACAAAATTTTATCCGATATAGCAAAAGAAGAAGATTTTCCTTTAGATAGTTTGATTGCTATGTATATGGTAGAATCTTCTGGAGATTCGCAGGCTGTAAATAAATTAGGATATACTGGTGGTTTTCAGTTTGGTAAAGTAACTGGAGAAGAATTTGGATTGGTTGGAGAAGGATTTGATCATAGAAAAGATTTGGGCAAAAGTGCCAAAGCTGCTATTAAAATGGTTAAAAAGAATTTAAAAGATGAAGTTCAATTTAAAAGTGGTAAACAAATAAGTTTAAAAGAATATTATAGATCATTAGAAATACCAGATGATTTAGCTGGTTATATGACACATCAACAAGGTAGGGGTGGTTTTATAGATATTATTACTGGAGCAAAGTCTGGTAAAATTACAGCAAATACAAGAAAAAATATATTATCTAATTTAGGAACAAGTACAGCAAAAAAAGCTGAAAAAATGGGAGATAAAGAACTTGTTAATACATACTTAGATTTTTGGAAAAGTACTTGGCAGACAAAAGGAATTGAGGCTGCTAAAGGTTGGACTGAAGATGCTCAGGTGAATACTAACATAGCTTTTGCTGCTAGGGATGAAATAAAAAAAAACGCCTCAAATATCGCCTTCGAAAACATGGAAAGAGTTAATAAAAAAAGTGATGTCAATATTGCTTCCTATAAAGAAACAGAAGCTGAAAAAGTACAAAGAGAAATGGAAGAGCTAATGTCAAGAGGAAGAGCTGAATCAATTTCAAAAAGAGAAAGAAAGTAATGGGTAAATTTGTGCCATCAGAAAGTTCAAAAGAGAAGGCTTGGAAGAAATCTTTTTTTGCTAGAGATAAGACTGGTGTAATGTATACAGCAATGAGAAATGATGAAACAAAAGAGATGTTCTATTCTCACCCTACAAAACCCTATCTTTATGATAGTAGCGGTCAGTTAATAGGATATAGAGGGTCTGATAATCAAGCACATTTTGGTGCTCCAAAGAAGGGATGGGGTTCTAATAAAGAAAAGATTAAGAAAGCTGAGAATGTTGGACCGATTGTTAATAAATATTTAGGTACTGGAACTGGTACTATGGCTCAATTAGGTACTTATTCTGATGTAAAATCTCCACTTAGTAAAACAACTGGTCCCGAAGATATAAGAAGACCAAAAACAGAAGATGCTATTATGCAAGTTCTAAAAGAAGTAGATAAACCGAGTTTTTAATTATGGCTACACAAAAAGAAAAAGCTGCAAACAATAAACAACTATGGGATAGAGCAAATAATGCTCATAGGAGCAGATGGGCTTCATTAAGTCAAAAGTCTTATGATTTTTATTTGAATGAGCAACTCAGCAAAGAAGAGGAAGATGCTCTTACTGAAGCTGGGATGCCTACTTTCACTATCAATAGAGTTACTCCAATTATTGAAACAATGAAATACTTTGTTACTGCTAATAATCCTAGATGGAAAGCAGTTGGAGTAGAGGGGAGCGATACAGATGTTGCACAAGTACATTCTGATATTGCTGACTATGCTTGGTATAACTCGAATGGTAAATCTTTATACGGTCAAGTCATACTTGATAGTTTGACTAAGGGTATTGGATACTTTCTTGTTGATGTTGATAAAGATGCTGATAGAGGAAAGGGAGAAGTAGTATTTAAAAGAATAGACCCTTATGATGTTTTTGTAGACCCAATGAGCAGGGACTTCATGTTCAGAGATGCTAACTTTATTATAGTAAGAAAGAATCTCTCTAGAACACAGTTAATGCATTTGTTTCCCAAGTTCAAGACTAAGATTAAAGATGCTGCTGGTGAGTCTGAGACTGTAAGTTATTCTCAAAGGGATACTGTAGTATCTCAAAGTATACAAGCTGAAGATATTACAATGGGATTGACAATAGAAGGTGAAGATGATGATATTGTTTCATACTATGAATGTTACCAGAAAGTAAAGATTCCTTATGTAAATGTATTTGTAAAGATTCCTCCAACAGAAGAAGAACTTGAAGAAATCAGAAGACTTGTCTCTGTACAGCTTGAAGAGTTTCAAAAAGAAACAGAAGTGCAGTTAGCTGAGAAACAAAAACAAATACAAGAATCGTTACAGGCTGGTGAGATTATAGAAGAAAGAGCTAGGCTTGAGCTTGAACGTGCTCAAAAAATGTCAGAGCAAGCAGTCCAAGAGAAGAGGGCTGAACTCATGTCAATGGCTCAGGATAAAGCAACAAGGATTGAACAGAAGGTTATTACAAAGAAAGAGTATAATATTTTAATAAAGAATGAATCTGTTGCTACTAATATTGTTGAGGCGATTGATTTTCACGAAGATAGAATAAAAGTTGTGTGTAGTGTTGGCGACGATACCTTTTTGTATGAATATTTGTTGGCACAAAAACAATATCCAATTGTTCCCGTTCCCTACACATATACAGGCACTCCATATCCAATGAGTGCTGTTACTCCATTAATAGGTAAACAGCAGGAAATAAATAAGGCACATCAAATAATGCTTCATAATGCCAACCTTGCCTCTAACTTGAGATGGTTATATGAAGAAGGCTCTGTACCAGAGGGTGAATGGGAGCAATATGCTTCTGCACCCGGTGCTTTATTGAAATATAGACAGGGGTTTCAACCTCCGACTCCTGTCTTACCTGCTAGTATCAACAATGCTTTCTATACTGTTACTCAAGAAGGAAAGCAAGATGTAGAGTATATCGCTGGTATCCATTCATCCATGATGGGAATATCACGGGCACAACCAGAAACATACAGAGGTCTACTGGCTAATGATGAATATGGTACACGAAGAATTAAAGCTTGGATGGGAAATACTGTAGAACCTTCTCTTGAGCATCTTGGTCGTGTTTTTAAAGAAGTAGCTCAGTCTACTTACCAGATTGATAAAGTATTTAGAATTGTACAGCCTGAAGCTGGTCAGACACCAGACGAACAGGAAAAAGAAATAAGAATTAATATCCCAGTTTATAATGATTATGGACAAGCTGTTGGTAAATGGATGGATTATTCATCTGCTAAGTTTGATGTAAGAATTGTATCTGGGGCTACGATGCCAGTTAACAGATGGGCACTCCTTGAAGAATACTTCAGGTGGTTCCAATCTGGCTTAATTGATGATGTTGCTATGGTTGCTGAAACAGATATACGAAATAAGAAACAACTGCTTCAGAGAAAATCATTATACTCTCAGTTACAACAACAACTTAATTCTATGCAGGAAACTGTAAAAGATAAAGATGGAACTATTGAAACATTAGAACGTCAATTAGTACAGGCTGGTATTAAGAATAAGATTCAGACTGGAAGTCTTGAGAGTAAGAAGAGTGTACTTGATACTCAAGCACAACAAAAACTATTTAGACATCTTATGAAAGGTGAATACGATACAGCTAGAAAGCAACTAGAAATGGACATGAAAGAAGTTGCTCGTGATGTAAAAGCAACAGAAGAAGGCAACATGCCAAATGTTGAAGAAAAGTAGTTTTTTTTTGGTTCCAGCAATATTAATTTAAATAACACAAAAGGAGAACAATGAGTATGGAAACACAAGTAGATAACACATTGGAGCAATCTGATGTCCTCGAAAGTAATACTGCAGAACAAGCTGGTTCAGATGACTTTTTTGCTCAACTGGATAACAGTGTAAACTCAGGTATACTCGAAGAAGCTGACACTTCTGTATCATCTACGTCGGGCGATAACAAGCCTCAGAACAGTAAGGTCGAAGGTCAAAAACAAAGTCCAGACGAAGTCGAGACTTTGAGGCAAAGATATGCGGATTCAAGTAAGGAAGGCAAACGTCTGAATGGTCGTTTGAACGAATTAGAACCGTATGTGCCTATAATTAATGCAATGAAAGACGACCCTAATTTGGTTTCTCATGTGAGAAATTATTTTGAGGGTGGTGGTCAAGCACCAAAGAATATGAAAGAACAATTGAAATTAGACGAAGATTTTGTATTTGACCCAGATGAAGCTGTTTCAGAACCTGGTTCTGACTCTGCTAAAGTGTTGAACGCAACAATTGATGGAGTAGTCCAGCAAAGGTTGAATGATACATTAGGCAGACAAAAAACTGAAAATAAGCGATTGTCTCAGGAATCCGACTTTCGTCAACGCTTTGAAATGGGCGAAGATGAATGGGGAGATTTTAAGACATTTGCTAAAAACAAGACTCTCACTCTTGATGATATTTACTATCTTAAGAATAGAGAATCTCGGGAAACGAATATAGCTAAAGACGCAAGTACACAAGTTGCTCAGCAGATGAAAAACGTAAATGAGCGTCCGCAATCGTTAGCAACTACTGGCAGTCAAGAGGTCGAAACATCACAAGAAGATCAATTGTTTGATTCTATTTTAGGTATTGATAAGCATTTAGAAACGGCATTTGGTTAATTTATTGCCATATGCCTTAACTTAAAATAAGGAGAAGCTAAAATGGCTGACTTATTTCAACTCGAGTCAACTGGTGATGTTGCTTCTGGTGCTGCTGAACCTCGGTTAGGAACCGACCTAAGCACTGGTGCTCTTAGACGAAAGTATAACTTTGGAGAAAGAGTTTCTGAACTAGCAATAGCTTCAGACCCTTTCTTCCGAATGGTATCAAAACTGTCGAAGAAACCAACAGATGACCCCGAGTTTAAATTCACAGAAAGGAGACCTTCATTTCATAAACGATATGCTTATATTGTAGCTTTTGATGATAATGGGACAGTTGAACCCCATGATTCGGAACTAGAACGTTCAGATTCTACTGCTGTAGCATCTGCTGTCGGGCATGAAGTAGGTCTATATATGGCGACTGACTATAAATCTTCTGGAAATCTATCCAGCACTTATGGTCAAACTGGTGATAATGTACAGGTTGGTGGCACGGGAACTCGTCCAGAGTTTTTTATGCCGGGGCAGTTGGTAAAAGTACCTATTATGTCCGCAACTACAGGAACTACTATAAGCGGTTATCATGTTATCAAAGTAACCTCAGTAGTAACTTCAGACCTTAGTGGGAACGCTGGTGTTGATAATGATAATATGGAATGTAAACTAGTTAAAGGTGATATTGTAAAATTTGATAGCGGTGGAAATGAAGTCGCATCTTTTGCTTACAATACTACATCTGCCAATACGGGATTTCAAACTGGTTCCAGTAATGGTTCTAATGAAGTCTATGATCGTTCAATTGCTAGTCATCTTGAACCAATACGTTCTTACGTTATTGGAACTGCTCATGAACAAGGTTCTGGTTATCCAGAGACTTGGAAAGATCAACCTTTCTCGACTGGATACGGACGTACTCAGATTTGGAAAACATCTATGGCAATGGATAACACTACTCGTGCTACCGTGCTGAAGTATGAACCAAATGAGTGGTC